TGCCCTCTAAATTGGCGTCAGGGCGCAGTTTGGCAATAGCGTCTTTTTTAACTTGGAGCTCTGATTTACCTTTGAATTGGTAGTCATTGCCGAGAATTGGCTTTAACTGCTCACGCAATTCGATAGCCTGATCAATGCGTTGATTATGGTCAATCGCCTCGAGTGCTTTGATTTTGTCGCTTGCTTCGTCTAACTTTGCCTGAAGCTTTTCGGCCTGCTCTTTAGCTTTTTCAGCCTGCAATGCTAAGGCGTTCACTTTGTCAGCGTCGACTTTAAACTTCGCAGAGAGAGCAATTTTAGCCGCCTCGCTGACCTCTACTTCGTGGCCGTCCACGTCGAATTTAATCATTTTGGATCTCTCCTGATCATTTTTAATTTGTGTATCTGACTCGATTTCGTACGCATCAAAGCGCACGTGATCTTCGTCTGAATCTCTTTTAATTGCGGCCCCTGCGCCTGCCCGACCACGCCATTCACTAGCGAGGTGGTTATATTTGATGTTGCGTTGAATCGCGTCATATTCTCCAAACTCAGGATCTACACCGGCTGTATTGTCGATATCGCAGGTATAACCGCATGAAACTTGTTCTTTTCCGCTTTGGATGTCGTTAATCGTGGCCTCATCAGTGACCATCACACGGGCTTTTGTGTGTATCCCGTCCTCGGCCACTTCGTGTTTCCCGTACACATTGCCTGTTTGGTATTGCTTGGTGTTCTTGCTGTTGAGTAGCACCGGTGGATGACTGTTAGTGTGCGGTTTATTCTCAAGCGTTTTCAGGCTCGCAGCGTCGTGTACTTCAGACCGTGGCCTTAGCTCTCTGCGTGTAGACCCGTCTTTGTTGAGGTACAGGAACACGCCCGCTTTTGTGGGATATACAGCCGCGTCTAAATAGCCCTCGTCTGTGCGTGTCCATGCGCTATCTAAGCGACATAGGGCCGTTCTTGTTTCCATTTTGTTTAACCTTGAGTTTGTTTAGTCGTCCCACACGGGGATAGCACTACAGCGGCACTGAATGGCATCTCCAGGCTCGAGACCTTCGCCCCATTTGCGGATTGTGCCGTTTAGCTCTCTATGCTCCGGCCGAACCCGCCTGTCTTGCATGGTCTGCCACTGATACCGCTCAAAACCCGCTGCCTGTTGGCGTGTCTTGTTGATTTGTCCGTTGAGCTTGCCGATCTGATCTCTTGCAATCAGCTTGGCCCTGTTGGTTGTGAGTTCTTGCTGCTCTTTGATCAGCTTGGTTAACTGCTTGGTGCTTGTGCCTTTGGCTACTGCATCAATCACTTGGCGCTCGATATCTCTAGCAGCCTTTTCACCGATATCTTTGATCAGCGCTGCGTTTTGTCTGACAAAATCGTCCACTTGGCCTTGTATCTCACCGAACGGTAGAAACCCGCGATTAAGATTTAGGCTCAGGTCTTGCTGCTCAATCTGCCTGTTGATTGACCTGTTTACTGTGCGCTCGACCTGACCTGCTACCCGCCTGGCAACCTGTGTCAGTGCCGCTGATACGTTGGCCCAATTGTTACGGGCTGCATCAAAGACAGCGTCAAACAAACCGTCGGTATGATAATCAACAGAGCCATCTAGCCTTGCTGTTTTGATGGCTGTGAACGAGTCACGGAACCAAATGTCTATTGCGTTTTTTAACGCTCTGTAGTACTCAATCTCAGCCCCGTGAGGGTATAGGGTCCTGAGCGTTTTGCGCCTGCGTTTGAGTGCTGCCATCAGATGCTTTGAAAGTGCTTGTAATGCTCTAACGCTTTGACATAAAGATCGTCGCGCATCTTTGCTGAAGCAGGTTTAATCCAGACGCATTCTGTTCTTGATTTGCCTTGAACAGGATTTCTGTTATTTGCTGAGCTACTAGCATCAATCTCATGTTTAATCCAGTGATCAGGAACAGATGCATTTTTATAACACGACAAAACAATAGCGCCTGTGAGCGAATCTAAAACATTAATTAACTCATCAAAATCAGATTGCAAAAATCCGCCATAATGCCCTTGATCAGTGCCAGGGTATGGCGGGTCAATATAGAAGCATGTTTGCGGCGCATCAAAACGGTCAATAGTTTTTAGCGCGGGTTCATTAAATAAATAAACAGAGCGCATTCTTTGAACGCAATCATTTAATCTGTCGACTTTATTTAAAAAATGCTTTGGATGATTTTCGCCTGATTTGCTATAGCCAGGAGTTGACCGTCCATAATTGTTGGCTGATGAATTGTTTACATTTACAAACCAAGCCCAAGCCCTAGATAAATCATCCGCAGAATCGTTTTTTAAAATTTCATTAGACAATCGCTGATCATCCTGAGAATACAAAGTGTAATTCAATCGATGATTTAAATGATCGTACAAATGCTTGTTTTGAAGAACCCTGAAAAAATTAATGATATGCCCGTTTGTATCGTTCAAAACCTCTCGGTAATAGTGACTATTACCGAGAGGGGGCAGCCCTTTTTTGAAATACACCGCAGCCGATCCGCAAAATGGTTCAACATAAACAGTGTGAGGCGGCAATAGTTTAACAATTCGCTTGGCTAGTCTTTGCTTGCCACCGTAATAACTAAAAGGCGGCTTCATGTTGTTGTATAGCTCTTGTTCAGGCTCTTGCAATTCAATCACAGGGATTAGTGCTACCAACCTTTGATGACTTCCAAATGCCCTTTGACAAACTTCACATCAGCCTCGGATACTTCAGCACCTTGTTTGACTGCGTTTAAATAGGCGTTGTGGGCATCAATTACAATCTGACGTGATAACTGCCCCGCTTTAAACTTGCGGCCCATTTCAGCCAATTGTGAAGCCGTGAAAGGCAATTTAACTTGTTCGGGTTCCTGAACTTCGACAGCAGGTTCAAACGCTTCTTCGATTTCTTCTGCTTTGGGTTCAGCTTTCGCTTTCGCTTTGGGTTTCGCTTCTGTTTTCTTCGCTGCCATCTTCAGGCTCCATTTCTTCGGGTTCTTCAATTTCGTTTGGTTCGTTTAGCTCTAGCTCTGCCATTGCTTCGCGGGCTTCCATGTCAAGCACAGGGATGAGGCGTACTTCGTTACCCTCGTAAACTGTGGCTGCCTCTGCTGCTGAGATAATACCTGCCTCAACCAACTTACACACGGCATCAGATACCGCTTTGAGTGTGTTCGCCTGTTGTTCAGTGCTTTGGCTGCTCAGAGGGTTGAATACAAACTCGATGTTATCAATGCGCGTGATCGGCTCAACGAACAGCATGAACTGCTCAATTGCCGGCCTGATCTCATCCTCTTGGTAGCACTCAACCGCTTTATTAAGGTCACGGTCTTGGCTTTCGCCTGACTGGCCACCGATTGATGAGCCAGGGCTTTCACCGAGAAAGAAGCTGTGAGGCAAATTCGCGGCAGCCACAGCACGACGTTCTAACAGTCTGATCAAGTCAGAGACTCCGGTTATGTTTGTCGTTTGCCGTTGATACTCATCCTCTTTGTCCAAAACCAATTTATTGATCATGGATTGCGCGAGGAACATAGCGTCAAGGCGATCATTGAAAGCCTTCTGATCTGTGTCGCAATCATTGATCGCAAGCTCGTTCAGGCCTTGCAATTTGACCACATCTCGGATGATATCTTTCACGATGTTTGGCAGCAAACTGTAACCCATGCTGAGATCGCGTAACGGCTCATATGCTCGCTCTAATTTGCTAGGCGGCCATCCGTCATTTTGTAACAGCCAATCAGCAGAGACAGTCGAGCCACAGAACCGGATTAACCGACTCTTGTGGACGTTAACAAACCGCGTTTGCCCGTACTCGTCAGCCGTTTGGATCTGATATAGCTCATGGTGTAAAGTGCGCCCTGAATAGATCGGGCTAATATACCCGCGCTCGATGCAGATAATGTCATCAATACCGCGAATCCGGTCATAATTAACAGGCTCGTCTTGCTCTAGCCCATCGTTCAAAACGACGTAGAGTAAAGCCCCGTAAGCGTTGTTCAAGATCAAGGCCCGCTTCAGGTGATCTCTAAAGCGTGTCTGCCTGATTACTTTTTCAATTGCGGATTTCTGATCATCCTCAAGCTTGGGGTAGTCAATCCATTTGCGAAGCCCGTATAAAGGCCCTGTGTCGGTGATCTTCCATGCCAACTCATGCAAGGCGTGGAAATCTTCAGCCAAAGCCTTTGTGAGCTTTGAGCCTTTGATTTGCCAAGTGGTCTGCACACCGTGATCGCGTGATGTGTTATAGCCTGTTGTCAGATTGACAAAGTTATCAACCCGCCTTTGGAACTTGACTATATTACTCACGGTTATTACCTTGCAAATGATGATTTTTTTGAGGTCAACGCATTGAAGGCACCCGAACAGGCGTCAACAATGTCGTCATGATTGCCATCGGGGAACGCTTCAAGCTCGTTTATTAACGGCTCGTTCCATGCTCCGACTAACAACGAGACATTGCCCGCCTCAGCTTGTGCGCTCAGTGGGTTTGCCCTAGTGCGCTTGTCTTTGTGTACCGGATACGCTTTGACAGAGTGACCGGCTAATAATTTGAGGTATCTAGCCGCTTCGTATTTGCCTGCCTGCCCGGGATCTTGCTCAATGCCGATGTGAACATTTCCCCATATCTCGCGGTCACTTTGTGCAGTTCTGAGTATGGTTTGTTCAACATCTAACGGGGTGCCTCTCATGCGCACCACATCAAGTATCTGATAGGTATCAGAGCGCGTTTTGCACATCAGCACCCCAACCGTATAATCGGGGTCTGAATTGGGCTTATCGGGTGCAGTCGCAGCCCTGTCCCAATATCTGACGAGTGATGCTATTTTTTCATCGCTTGGCGCTCTGTGATTAATAGGCAGCCAATCGCGTTTAAAATACATGCCTGCTGAAGCCTGCACTAGCCAATCGCCATACAGCAGCCTTTGACGCTCAATCATGGGCAATGAGAGCAAACGGGCTTTGTAACCAGGGTCTTTGCTCAACAGGGCCGGATTGTCATCAATCGAGGACGGGATAAACGTCAATGATGTCGGTTCAAACGTCGGGTCAATCTCTGACCGCATCAAGCGAACAAATTCATAAAACCGTTCGGGCTGTTCATCGTGCCAGACCAGCGTTTGATCTTCTGCTCGGATGAACCACCGGAGCTTGCCCGCTTTGCTCAGGTCTGGAAACTGGCCTTTGTCGTCAAGCCACCACCGAATGAGGTCTTTTGCAAAATGCTCAGGGTTCGGGTTAATCGTTGCCCGTACTACCGGACGCACACCACATGTTGAGCGATTGCGAGAATACAGATACCAGAACTGCGATTCAGTGAAATGGTCTAGCTCATCCCACCCAATGAATGCATACTCTTTGCCTTGATGGCTGTATTTGTCCTTCTCGTGCTGCAAATGGCCAAACGATACAGACGCCCCACTCGGAAACTCCCAAGAGAGATCGCTGTTATTCGCTTTGCCTTGCAGAGCCATGAACATCTCGAATGTCTTATCCCACAGACCGCCACCGCCTGCCACTTGCGCATAGGTGCGCCTGAAGATCTTCGCAACGTAACCAGGCTTTTGAAAGTGCCGAGCAGCCTCTAACAGTAGCCAATGGCTTTTCCCACCGCCAGCAGCACCGCCAAATATGACGACATCTGCTTTACTCGCTGAAGCTTGTGTTTGTCTCCCAGCCTGGGGGCTTAACACAGTTATCTTTTTAGTCAACTAGATCAGACCAGTCGCTAGGCTTTGGGCTTCGTTCACCCTCATCGGTTCCGTTGACAGGCATTTCAAAGCGCACAACCTCAATCGTTCCAGTTGTGTGCTGTTTCACCTCTTGCTTGTCGCTCATATCAGCATGATTTTTGAGCCAGAAGATCTGCCTTAAAGCGCGTGTTTTATCAAAAGGATCTTTTTGGCCAAAAGCCTCTTTAAAAAAGGTCTCTCTAGCCGTTGCGGTTCCCCGCGCACGTTTTTGTTGTGAATAAGCCGAAAAATCAGAATTATGTTCACGCTGACATGCTGCATAAAGGGTATCGGGATGAACCCCCAAATCCTCCGCAATCTCAACACCGCTACATTGAAACGCGAGCATTTCGTCTACTCTATCCCAATCGATAACGGCTTTTTTTCTGCCAGCCATAAAAATATTTTCTACTTCGCCAACCGACGCAGTTCATTGTACTTTTGCAACTGCCCAGGCTTAAACCCAGCAATCGCCTTGTAAGCATCAAACAATTCAAGAGCTTTTAACGCACTCTCTTTGTCCTTGGCCGCATTAAACGCGTCGTGCAAATCAGACTGACTGATCACGGTCGCTTTAGACACGGGCTGACCTTCTAATTCTGTTTCTTCTGCTTCCGGTTTAACTTTTGCTTTGGCCATGGGTAACACCTATTTAATAAAAATCCCCCGCGCTAGCAGGGGTCAACGAGATAATGCAAATTTGACGAATGACTTTATAAAAACTGACTGAGCTTTTGTATAACCGCTCTGACCGTTTCTTCTGTATCAGAGCTGCTAGGGTCTGGCATCTGATCCCAGTGTTCCCAAAGCGGGCTTTTATCACTGAGACCCACCCAACAGTACATCACATGCTGATCCCAGCCTTTGATGTGCATCGAACCTCTAGTGGCAATCACATCAGCAAGCGGGTCAAGCGCTTTCCCAACCTGCTCCCATGTCAATTTGACTTTGAGAGCCTGGGCCTTGTCGGGGTCTTGGTCTGCGAGTTCTAACACCTGAGCGATCTCAAGCTGATTCAACTCAGCCCATGACAGCCGGTAATAAAGTGATACAAGTGGTTTCAATTCAGAGGGGATAATAAACGCCCCAAGTTCTTGCCGTCGGAGCTTGGCTAGCTTAGCCGCTGCCTTGGCTTTGGCTTCGATTTCGAGCAGACCGATCTTCACTTCCTCTTGCGCGTCATCAATCCAGAGATCAATTGAGCGCTTAGAGTACCCGTAGTATTCGGCTACCCGTTTACGATTGCCGCCCAAACGTTCCAAGGTTAATCCCAACTCTTTGTAGGTGGGCCTGTGCCGTTTGGTCATCACGATTTGTATATTACTCGCATCATATTTTGATAATATCGTAAAACCCCTTGACAAACGAGAAAAACAAGCGA